TCTCTCAGCCGCGTCAGACTCAACATGAGGGGGGGATACGGCCGCATCACGGAGACGGTGCCGAGAACCCGGTCGATGGTGGTTTCCATCTCTTCCGGGGTCACGTAGCCGCCGTCCGGATCGGAGTCGGTGCGAAGCGCCGCCTTGACCTCGAGGTCGCGCAGGTTGGCGTCCACGCCGCGGCGGAAAAACTGGTTGAACGCCTTCGCGTGCTCGCGCTTCTCCGCCGAGAGCGGCTTGTCGTCGCCTGCGCCGCCGACCTTGATCGCCGCCAGCATGGCGTTGGTTTCGTCCAGCGCCTTCTGCAGCTTGGTGATGTCGGCGTTGATGCGGTCGACCTTCTCGGTCTTCACCACGTCGGCGAAGTTCGCCTTGATGCCCTTCAGTTCCTCCTCGTGTTCGGTCTTGAACGCCTCGAAGGTCCTCTGCAGTTCGGCGAGGATTGCGGTGGCGTTGGAGGTATCGGCGCGAACGCCGATGAGGCCGCGGGCGCGGGCATTCAGCGGGATCATCATGCCCATTGCAGTGACCACGTCCGTTGCGGGGTGGTTGAGTGCCGAGACGAGGTCGAGCGGCGAGGCATGGGCGATGCCCAGGCCGACGGTGAGCATCGCGATGACGGCGATGCAGATGGATGCGATCTTCATCACATTACCCTTTCAGGTTTTCATGGTTTGGATGAGCCGCCGGAGGGCGGCAGGATCGACGCTTGCATCGCGCTGGGCGTCATGGCGGCTTGCATCGCGCGGGGCCGCCGAAGCGCCGAGCTCGCTCATGAGCTCCGCACGCTTGTCTCGTGTGAAGCCGGCGCGTGCGAGCGCCGCTTCGGTCTGCCGGCGGGCCATCAGCCCCCGGTCCATGTTCTTCGCATCGCCGTCCGGCTGCGATATCCCCTCGTCGACGGAATCGGCGAAACCGTTCTTGACCGCCTCGGTCGGGCCCATGAACGTTTCCGCGTCCATCAGCTTTTCGATCTCGGAGCGCTTCTTTCCGGTCCGCGCCTCGTAGATGTCGACGATTGCCGCATCGAAGCCGTCGAACAGATCCGCGGCGTCGCGCATGTCGTGGCGGTTGCCGATCACGACGCCCCAGGCGTTGTGCACCATCATGAAGGTGCCGAGGCCCATGACGATATCATCGCCGGCCATGGCGATGATCGACGCCGCCGATGCCGCCCAGCCGAGCACCTGTACCGTCACCTTGCCCTTGTGGGCCCGGAGCAGGTTGTAGATGGCGATCCCCTCGAACATGTCGCCGCCGGGCGAATTGATCTTCACCACGACGTCGCGCTCGCCGATCGAGCGCAGCGCCGCCGAAATGCGCTTGGCCGTCACGCCGCCGCCCGTCCACCAGTCCTCGCCGATCACCTCGAACATGGTGATCGTGTTGTCGCTTTCGTCGCCGGCGGCATGCGGCGCGATCTCCGCCCAGCGGGCGAGAACGTCGGACGGCGCATCCCACTGGAAGTTCTGCGGGCGCTGGAAGGTCTTCGCTTCAGGCAGCTTCCGTAGGCTCATTGCCATCATCCTTTTTCGGTTCGGAATTGCCGGCTGTGTTCGGCGGCTCCGCATATTCGCCGCCACGGCCATCGGATCGCGGGTTCATGTCTTCGAGCGCGCGCACATCGTCGGCGCTGTAGATGCCCCACTGGCGGCCTTTGACGTAGGCTTCCCAGCGCGCCTTGATGTCACCGCGGACCAGCGCAGCGCGGTTGAACCGTGCATAGACATTGACGTCATCGCCGATCAGGTCGCGATTGATCGTCTCTTCCCACATCGTCAGGTCGTCCTCGGCCGAGAACGTGACGAAGCCCTGCGTCTGCGCTTCGATGCCGGTTCCCCAGCTCGTGTTCTTTTCCGTGTCGCCGATCATGTGAGGCGGCACGCCGAGGAACATGGCGATGTCGGTTCGCGAGAATTTGCGGCTCTCGATCCACTGCGCATCTTCGGCTGTCATGGCCAGCGGCCCGGTATCCATCCCCTCTTCGAGGATCAGCGCCTTGCCTTCCCTTTCCCCGCCCGCCCGGAATTCGTCCAGGCTGGCGCGGAGGTTTTCGATGCCTTCCTTGCCGAGCTTCGCCGGATGTTTCAGCACCACGGAGACGCGGGCACCGTTTTTGAACACGGTCGCGCCGTGCTCTTCCATCGCCAGCGAAAGGCCGATCGTTTCCCGCGCATAGGTGATCGCCGAGACGCCGTGCACGCCGTCGAGGGTCAGCCCCACCAGGTGGAAAACCTCGGACTGCTTTAGCGTGATCTTCCGTCCGTCCTTCCGCGTGTAGACGTAGGACAGCGACAGGTCGTCGTTCTGCTTGCACTCGACCCGGTCGGGATGGAGCGGGATCAGTTCGCCGACACCGCCGCGCGCGATCGACCGGACGATCATCGCATAGCCGTTGCCGCGCAGGATGAGATGCGCCTGCAGCATCCGCTTGAACTGCGCCGGCGTCTGCCACCGGTTCGGCTTCCGGCGCAGGATCGTCCAGGCCGGATGATCGGCGGCGTCCTCCCGCGTGCGTTCGTCGACCCGTCGCTTGATGTGCAGCGGCATGTTTGCCACGATGCCGCAGCGGACCCGGACGGCGGCATAGACGGCGGCTACGCGCATCGCCTTGTCAGGCGTCACCGTCATCCCCGACGCCGTCAGGGAGCCCGTCCGCAGCGCTTCCTCGAATTCCTGCGACGTCGTGATGGTCACGCCACCACCGATCGCCTGCGTCGCCGCGCGCGGCTGCGAGGCCGGAGCCGAAGTCGAGCCGCCCCCGAAGATGCGCGTCCAGAAGCTCATATCGATTCCTTCAAAGGACCAGAGCACCGCGCTCGCGATAGACGGACGGACCGACCGCTTCCGGGTTCCAGCTCATCAGGATGGTCGCCTCGCCGGTCGCAATGATCGGGTCGATCTTGGCGGTTCCCGACACCTGCTTGGTGATCATGATCGCGTTGCCGCGGCGCTCGACCTTGGCGTTCCCGGCGCACCACGACATCAGGTCATACCCGGCATGCGCCACTGTGCCGTCGGAGAGCTTCATCTCGAGGCCCCACCAGGCCGGCGCCAGTGCCGAGCCCTGGAGCAGCCGGCGCAGCATCTTGTCGGTCATTCCGCGCGAGGTCAGTTCTTCGATCAGCGCGGCGACGTTGTTCGGATCGAGCCCGACCGCGTCCTTTTCGGGCAGCTTGCCGCTCGCCAGAACGCGGGCGAAAATGTCGCCGAACCCCTTGGTCAGTTCGGCCGCCGTCTCGCAAATCGTCAGCGAGCCCTCTTCCGCGAATCCGATCAATCGCGAGGCGATATCCTTTCGCCGCTCCAGCACGCCCCGGTGCGCCAGCGCATGGTTCCAGATCAGCCAGCGCCGCGTTCCCTTCTCGCGGCCGATCACCGCGGCGCCGAGAAGGTCGTCTAGGCCGCCGCCATCGCCGCCCATCGTCACCACTTCCGAGCGGTCGAGCAGCACGTCGAGATCCTGAAGCCGGGAGTCGCCTGCGGCGTCCCAATGGTCGGCGCCACGCCAGCCGTCATCGCCGATACCGACGCCGATCTCGATATTGAGATGCTGGCTGGCCCAGATCTGCTCGGCCTGCGGCGTGGCACGGCCGTTGTTCTCGTAGTCAGCGACCAGGCGTTCCTCGTCGATCGACCGGCCGATGTTGGGCAAAAGGAATCGCCAGTGGCGCTGGTCGCGCCAGTAACTTTCGTCCTTCTGCAGGTGCGCCGGAAACTCGTAGAGTACCGGCAGCATGATCGGAGCCGCCCCGCCTTCGCCGTCGCGGATCCGGCGCGCCTTGATGAGTTCCGTCTTCCAGATGCCGGCCGGCGCCTCGTCCGACTGCGTCGTGATCATCAGCACCTGGCCGCCCTGCTTGGTGATGCCGCCGCCGCGGATCTGCTGCATCACGGCCTGGGCCTTGGCCTTCTTTCCCAGCTCGTGCACCTCGTCGATGATTGTCAGCACCGGAATCTCGCCGGTGACGATCGACGTGTCGAAGCTCTTCACGTTGAGCTGCGTGCCAGTCTTTCGCCGGGTGATGCACTTCAGGTGGTCCTGCACGTCGAAGATCGCCTTCAGGCGCTCGTCGAGCCGGATCATGCCCTGCGCCTGGTCGAAGCACCGTTCCGAGATGTTCTGGCTGGGCGCGACGATCAGCATCTGCCGGTTCGGCGCTTCTTCCATGAACAGCGCCGTCAGGCCGAGCGCGGCGACATAGGTCGTCTTCGAGTTTTTCTTCGGCACCATGCACAGCAACTCCCAGACGAGCCGCTGCTTCGTTGCCGGATCCTCGCTCGCCAGGAAGGCGCAGAGGATTTCCTTGAACCACTCCCCGCAGGCATCTTCCATCGTCGGCGTGCCGGGGACGTCCGGAAGCCGGAGACGGTTGAAGAAGGCCATGGCCTTGGCCGCCCGCTCCGGATTGAGCGGAACGTCGGCCATCGGCATCCGACCATCCTGGATTCGCTGCCACCAGTCCGGGCAGGCGAAGCGCGGCAGGTCAGGAATGGAGACCGCTCGCATGCTTCGCTTCGCTCTCCAGTTCCGCCATCAGGTCGGCGTCGGCGGCGGCGGCGCGCATCTCGTCGATCGCCTTCTTGCCGAGCCGAGGCGAGCCCGCCTCGTCCGCCTTCGGCTTTGCGCCAAGCGACCGCTCGATTTCCATGCGGTCGTTGCGATCGATCATCGCCGCGAGTTCCTTCAGCGCGGTGATGTTGCCGGCGTTCGCCTGCTCCATGGCGATCTCGAAGCGGCGGGCGTCGAGCCGGTCGCGCATCGCCTCGCGCGATTTCAGCTCGGCTCTAAAATACCGCTTCAGCGTCGCCAGCGAGACCCCGACCCCGTTGGCGATCCGCGACGGAGACCAGCCGAGCGCCAGCAACGGATTAACTTTGTTCGGGTCTTTTTCGCTCGCCTC